TACACGCATGGGGTGCAGAACACGGGGTGACCTTTGAACAATAAACCCACCCTAGCAGAGCGCAAGCACTTAGCCCAGATCAAGGAAATGAACTGTGGGGTCTGTGACGCGAGTGGCCCAAGTGACGCACACCACATCGTCCAACATGAGCAGTACCTTTGCATTCCCTTATGTAAAGACTGCCACCAAGGGGCATTTAACGGGATACACGGACAACAAAGAATATGGAAGGTTTATAAAACAAATGAGATGACAGTATTGAACGAAACGATAAGAACCTTGCTAAAATAAAGATGAGCAGTTGCCTTTGGGGGGTGCTCTCCCCCACCTTTTTAGGATATATATGGCTTACGAAAACCAAAAAGATGTTGCAGACTTCATAAGCACATTACTCCACTCGGGAACTGTTACCCACTTCATGCACCTCTCAACCGACTCATTTGCTGTTCACATGGCATTGGGCGCGTATTACCCAGAAATTATTGAATTAACAGATTCGTTTGCAGAAGCCTACTCAGGGTGCTACGAAAAGATTAAAAACTTCCCAGAGAATTTCCACAACGCTAAAGAGCCTGTGAGATATATGGAAAGCATAAAAGACTATGTGAAAAAGAATCGTAAGGCGATGCCAGAAGAGACAGAATTACAAAACATCATTGATGAGATAGCAGGGCTGATTGATTCGACTCTGTATAAACTGACACTCAAATGATCAGAATCTTTGCAGGCTACGACCCTCGGGAAGCGATTGGGTATCATGTTTTTACCCAATCCTTGATCGAGCGCACCTCAGAGGCGGTGGCGATTACGCCTTTTTTTGGCAAGCAAAGAGACGGATCAAACACATTTATTTACCAGAGATTCCTAGTGCCTTACTTCACGGGGTTTAGGGGTAGAGCGATATTCATGGATGCAAGCGATATGCTGATGCTTGCCGATATAGCCGAACTGGACAAGTTATTTGACCCCACCAAGGCGGTACAAGTAGTTAAGCATAATTACTTTACCAAGCATAAAAGGAAATACATCGGCACAGCGATGGAGTCCAAGAACGAGAACTATCCAAGAAAGAACTGGTCGAGCCTGATACTGTGGAACTGTGAGCATCCTGATAATAGGGTGTTAGACCCTGACTTTGTGGATGACCATACAGGAAGTGAACTACATCGGTTTGAGTGGCTAAAAGACGATCAGATCGGTGAGTTACCAGAAGAATGGAATGTATTGGTTGGGGAAGATGATCAAGACGCAAAGATCGCACATTACACTTTAGGCATCCCAGAGTTTGAGCATTACAAGAACTGCGCGTATTCTCAGGAATGGCACAAAACCAAGTCAAGGATGCTTAACGGGCTGATCAACATGAAGGAAAACGCTCATGCCTGATTACAGAGCACTAGCCCAAGCCCTAGATCCGTATGCAATGGATACAGGGGGCATTACGCCTGATACGATCAAAGCGTTACAGAGTGGATACAAGTCACCTAACCTTTTGGGGATGATTGGTGACATTGGGCGTGGTGGGTTGAGTAATCTGGAATCATTGGTAAGGGGTGGAGTGGCGCAAGTGCCTGGCACAGCAGGGGACTTAGAGACCTTGGGACGCATGGGCATAAACACATCATTTGGCGCAGGCGGGGTCAAGGTAAGCCCCAAAGCAGTAATGCCAACCACCTCAGACATATTGGGAATGATGCCTCAGAGGGTTACACAATCTCGACCAGAGACCGCAGGCATGGAAGAATTGGGGACAATGATCGCGCCAGGTCTTGCTAAAGCCGTAGCCCCCGTAGGTAAAGGCTACCTCAGTTTATTGGGCAACGAGATCAACGCGGGGTTAACTGGACAGCCGACCAGATCGGTGATTGGGCAGATGACACCCAAGCCATTACAAATATTTATTGGCAATAACTCCAAAGCCTTTAACACTCCTGCGGCTGAAACATATCTAAAAATGGAAAAAACTGATGCCACACCAGAGCAAATGTGGGAGGCTACTGGCACATTTAGAGGGGTGGATGGCAAACTAAGGCAAGAGATTAGCGATGTGCCTGCTCAACTACTAAACAAACAAAAGAATTTTGAAGGTAAGTTACATGAAACCTTATCTCACCCAGAATTGTTTAAAAATTACCCTGCCTTGCAGTATTACGATACAGACATAACAAGCCAAATAGCATTACCAGAGCATTTAAAGAAAACCTTAATTGGTCGCGGTTCTGGCTCTTTTACGCAAAAAGACTTTGTTACTGGCGAGCCTAAGATAACTGCTCAAGCATATTCCGATGAAGATAAAAAGGTTTTGTTACACGAATTGCAACACGCTGTGCAAGCAAAAGAAGGTTTTGCTCGTGGTGGCAGTCCTGGCTCTGGCAACAATGCGCCTTTTGTGTATGGAGTAGGTGAAGCCTCCCAAAAATTAAAACAAATTGAATCATTGCTTCAAAAAACACCATACAACTCGCCAGAATTTGATAATCTTATTAACCAACAAGCCAATTTAACCAAACAAGCCGAAGCAGAGGCCGCCTTTGAAGGATATAGACGATTGGCTGGTGAAGCAGAAGCAAGAGCAACAGAAACACGAATGAATTTAACTGATGAAGAAAGACGCGCTAAGTTTCCTTATGAGTCTTATGATGTACCTAAAAGTAATCTAATAGTAAGAAAACCTTAACATGGATACTAAAGTAGTTAAAAGTAGAAAGAAAGCAGGAGGGCGCACATCAGGAACGCCCAACAAGACCACCCAACAGGCAAGGGAGGCGATTGCTTTGTTTGTTGATGGTAATGCACACAGATTAGCAGAGTGGCTAGATAAGGTCGCAGATGGCATTCCTGACCAAGATATAAAACCCAACCCTGCAAAGGCATTCGAGTTATTCCAAAGCGTAGTGGAATACCATGTGCCTAAACTTGCAAGAACAGAAATAACGGGCGCGGATGAAGGCCCAATCGAAATGGTGGTCAAGTGGGAAGGCGTGAAGTAATCATCCCCTACTCTCCAAGAGAGGCGTTCATGCCCTTTCACCAAAGGACGGAAAGATGGTCATGTCTGGTGGCACACCGAAGGGCGGGTAAGACAGTAGCGGCTATCAACGACCTGATACGCAGAGCACTAACCGAGGGTGGAGTAAGAGCACAGTATGCCTATATCGCCCCGTTTAGAAGTCAAGCCAAGTCAGTAGCGTGGGATTACTTAAAGTTCTATGCCCAACCCGTAAGTAAGAGCACCAATGAGAGCGACCTAACAGTCGAACTGGTTAACGGGGCAAAGATCAGACTATTTGGCTCAGACAACGCAGATGCTATGCGTGGACTAGGATTTAACGGGGTATATCTAGACGAGTACGGAGACTTCAAACCTAGCGTGTGGGGTAATGTGATACGACCTACCTTGAGTGACAGACTCGGGTGGGCTGTGTTTGGGGGTACTCCCAAGGGAAAGAATCAGTTTCACGACATATACAGGGTTAGCCAAGCAACGCCAGATTGGTTTCTCTTACGACTACCAGCAAGCGCATCCAAGTTGTTGCCTGCGTCAGAATTGAAAGCCGCACAAGAGCAATTGAGCCAAGACCAGTATGACCAAGAGTATGAGTGCTCATTCGAGGCGGCTATCCTCGGGGCGTTCTACGGCACAGAGATGCGCCAAGTTGATACCGAGGGCAGAGTCAGAGACCTCAAGTTTGACCCAGATGCCCCAGTATTCACAGCGTGGGACTTAGGTTATCGAGATGACACAGCGATCTGGTGGTATCAGGTAGTTAGGGGTGAGATTCATGTGATGGACTACTACGCGGTCTCAGGCGCATCTATTGAGGAAATAGCCAATGTTGTGAACAGCAAGGGCTATCGGTACACCAAGCACTACCTACCCCATGACGCTAGAGCCAAGACTTTAGCCTCGGGTGGCAAGTCAATCCTTGAACAACTTGCTAGTCACCTCGGGGGTATCGGCAAACTAGCCATAGTGCCTGAGATCGGGGTACAGGACGGGATACAGGCGGTAAGGATGATTCTGCCCAAGTGCTACTTTGACCCGATCTGTGATGAGGGGCTAGAGGCACTCAGACAGTACCAAAGAGAATATGATGAGGACAAGAAAACTTTTCGTCAAACTCCAAGGCATGATTGGTGTTCACACCCCGCAGATGCGTTTAGAATGCTTGCAGTCGCGTATC